GAGGGCCGGCCCGGCGTGCGCGCCTCTGGGCAGAGTCCGGGCACCATGGGAACGCAATCTGCGATTCGCCATCAGCGTCCCTTGCGGTAACTGCGCCGACTTCTCTGTCCGCCCCCATGGGGACTGCTGTCCTTGGTCATGCGGGCGCTCCGTTGTGGCACCTGCACCTCGGTCCTGGGCATCTTGTGGCCGCCCACGGAGCCAATGCCGACTCCGCTGCGCGCTGCGCGCTTCATCATATCCTCCGCATTCGTCGCATCCGGTTGCTGTTGCCCTTGTGGGTCATGCGATAGGAGTGAAGCCTCGGGCGCCAGCCCAATTCATTAGGCCTCCTCCAATCCTTGACCTTCAACGCCCGCGCCAGATTGGTGGGGCGAACACGTTGGCTCGCCACCGTTCATTTCCTGCGATAGCGGCGATATCGTCGGCGGCGAGCCACGGGTACTACCTCCGACGCCGACGACCTCTACGACCACGTCTCATTTGAATTCTCCTATATTATGGGTTCTTAATTGCTGGTCATGATTAACCAGTGGACCTAGTCTAACCACAAACTCACGCACCGTAAAGTGATCGCGCCTCGGCTGACAGGTGGATTCGCTCGATGATAAAATCCGACGAGAGCGACACCAGATCTATGCCCGCCATGATGCCCTGTCCGGACAGTGGCTGCGCCTCGAAGGCGTAGGGCTCTCCGGGTGACAACTGAAACGAAAGGTCCTCGACGCCGTTGGGAACACCGCCGCCGAAGGTCGTTATCGTGCCGGTGAGCGAAACACCCCGCGCGTCAGACTTGTCGGACATCTCCACGAACATCCGCTTCCAGCTATTGATCGACAGATGGGTGAGTGGCCCGCGATTCTTCAGGAACTTGGTGGACAACCTCTTCTGCAGTGTCGTGTCCGGATGATCAAACAGATGCCAGAGTGTCGTACCATCTGTGCCGTAGGCATCGCAGATGGAATCCTGCTCGATGTAGCCGATATTGGTCAGGGTTGCATTCTGCGACATGACGGTCCAGGTGTTGGAAGCACCGTCCCAGCCCAGCATCATGGAACGCTTCTCGCCCCACGGATCGGTGAACATTCCGTTGACTAGGACGATGCGCTTTCCGAACATGGTGACGGTGGCGAAGGTCGGATAGAACTTCGAACTGTCGAGCGTTACCCAGAGGTTGGTGATCTTCATCCCGATCTCTATGGCATCGTTTCCCACCATCGCCCAGATGCCGTTGCCGGAGTTGTTGTTGCTGGAGGTTGGCGTAGAGGGGCGGGCGCCTGTCGCCAGTATGGAGTAGCGGCCATAGTGGCCCACTTTGCGCGGGAACGCCTGCCCCACCATCGGGTCCTGGTTGACGTAGTTAAACTGCGTGGTGAACTGGACATCGGGCGGATTGCCGAAGGTGATGACGTTGCTGATCATGTCGGTGGAGGAATCGCCGAACACGTACAGATAGCCGGCCGATGAGCGCAAGTCGCGGTAGGTGGTGGTCAGGATGTTGCCGGCGTAGCCGAACGATCCGCCGCCGCCGGCCACCGAGAAGTCGCAGCCGTTGCTGGCGGCCGAGAATGAGATCACGGTCTCGCCTATGACCCACACCCGGCTCTGGTAGACCTCCAAGGCCAGGATGCCGGGCAGGCCCACCGGCATGGTGGTGGAGACCACCGGCTGTTCGTTGGCCGAGGTCAGCCAGTCGGGGGCGGGGTCGCCGGGAGAGGAGAGCGTAACGCCGTCCCAGGCGTACATCCCGGCTACACTGCCGAACAGAACGCCGCCCTGCTGCCCCGGGGTGTTGCCGAAGAAGCGGGGACGCCACACCACCGCATCGGCGAACAAGTATGCGCCGCCGCCATTCCAGATTGCTCCAATGTCGGTCGTTGCTCCGGTGTCAAGGTCGACCTCAACCACATGGTCGTTGGAGAGGAACATCCAGCCCTTGCGGCCCGGTGGCGGTTCGGTCTCGAACGGGGTCGGAAAGCCGTAGTAGCCGAAGAACATCCGCTCGATTTGGACTCCGGTGGGGGTTGTATAGATGGCCGGACCCTTGCCCCAGACAGAGCGGAGATGACCGGGTCCGACTGCTAACAGGTTTTCGTTCCAATATAATTCTTGATCGTCAATGGAGGATCGGGGGGACTGCTGATTGAGCCCCTTCCACTGGTCGATGGTGATTATGTCGGCCGGGTTTGAACTTTGGATTGGCATCGGGTTTCTGTCCCAAGAGAAATTTACCACCCGGGTAAACTAATACCTCACGGCTGGTCGGTCGGCTTGGTGCGGAGATACTTCATCATTTTGTCAAACATCTGCATTTGCTGCGGAGTGTACCATGAGCGGGTTTCGGGTCCCCACTGCTGGAATGGCAGACCGCGAAAATAGGCTGGCAGACCTGCCTGTTCGCGCCAATCCTTATAGCTGCGTTTCTCCTTCTCATGCTGGCCGGACCATTTGTATTGACTGCGCAGACGATCCTCTTGCTGCGGCGTTAGGGAAGAGGCGAACTGATCGTATATTTGCTTGATGGTGGGGTCGGACCCGCGCATGAAATGCGAAACCACGTCGCCGGCAATATCAATGGGCCGGACTTTGGGGCTGTAGACCTCGACGCCGTATTTATCGACAGGAAACTCCTTCGGCCGCGGCTGCTGCTTGGTGCCGGTCTCCTGTGGTGGCCACGCTTCAAGCAAAGCAGAGTCCTGACGCGGCGTCCGTTTGTAAAGAATGCCATTGCCGGCAAGCGCGGGGTATTCCTGTTCGGCCTGTTCCCACACTTCAGGCATGGTTCAGTGCGTTCCGAAGATGCGACCGACGCCTCCAAATATCTCGGCCGCCAGCCAAAACGAGATCGCCGCCCAGCCGAGGTGAAACCGGCTCAGCTGCGGGTTCAGCACTGCGGCCAGAACGGCGCACACAAAGGCGAACACAAGAAGCACGAGTCCAAGACTGGCCATCAGGCTGACCTCATAATTCCGGGAGCATACGCATTTTGCGTGAACGTCGGGCACACAACCGAGGCGCAGGTCGGTAACTCCAACTGGAACATGGCGCCCATAGTTTTCGCATCCTCACCTCGCTGCTGGGAAAACAGGCACAGCATTGCCGCATAGTACGGGACGGCATCGCTCCACGGGTAAGGAATAGGGTCAATATCATCGTCCGTCTGCAGCGGTGACGGGATCAGCGTCAGGTCCACCTCCATGGGCGTGGACATGCTGGGGATAGGCGCCAGATAGAGCGCGGCCATGGGGCCCGCGCCATACTGTGCGTACCACCCGGGTTCGCTGATCGAGCCGTAGAACGTCTTGTTGTAAATGCGGAACCTAGCCTGGAAGTCGGTCCAGACAATCCGCCGCCATAGCGGTTTCCAGCCGCCAGGTCCGATCGCCACCGCCAGTGAGCGGCAATGGAGGATCGACTCCACACCCGGCATTATGCCCTGGATCAGCGATATCCAGTCGGAGAACGGATAGACTTCTTGCTGAGGGTGGGTCTGGGTGCCGGGCGGCACGCACCGGATGCATCCGGAGACAGCGGCGATCTTGCGCCTCGCCTTGTTCACATAGCGGGCGACCTGGGGCAGCTTGAAAAACTGCCCCATCTGGTCATTCAAAAGTTCCTGTGTCTCCTTAACGTATTGGTTAAGCATTTATAGTTCAACATTCATCATTGTCTCTGTCGTCGCCGCGATCGTAATCGCGTTTGGGGTTGGGCTTCTCGTACTCCCGCATGTCGTCGCGATCCTCCCAGTCCACGGGAGGTGTGATCGGTTCACCCGTGTCCGGGTTCCATGCCTTACCTGTGCGAGGAGGACTTCCCATGCTTGGAACTCGTACTGGCGGGAGGCTCGGGCTCGGGCTCGGGCTCGAGGGGGCTGTGCTCGACAGCCGACTGAGGAGCGGCTGCCCCTGCCACCAGCGTGATGACGCCAGATCCGGGGATTCCGGTTCCGGCCGGAGGTCCTGGCGCCGGACCGGTCCAGCTGTCGGGCAGCACAACGCACTGGTTCAGTGCGGTGATGCCGGGGTCGTACTGCTGCACCATGGCGAGCGTGATGGTCGGATGCCAGGGTGCATCCAGGATCGTGATGCTACCACCTTGTGACGTTGCCATTGTCCGCTCCTGTTAGAAATAGGTCCAATACACGATAGCATCCATGGTTCCGGTCTGTCCCGTCGATACGAAGCAGAGCGCGTTGCCGCCTGGGACACGCTCGGCGATGTTGTCGCTGCGGTTCACAAGCACACCGCCGGCCGGCAGGATGATCAGGGGCGAGACACTCGCGGTCGCGCCTCCGCAATTGGTGCCGGTGCCGGTCACCAGCTGCAGCGAGGCGGTCATGCCGGACGCCACCATGGTGTAGCCGCACAGCCCGATGCGCTGGCTGGGCGATCCCGCGATAAACTGCGTCGACGATGTCGCGGCGACGGAATGGATGAGAGACGCCTGATTACACGCGAGGGCGCCCTGTGCGCGCGCTGGATGCGGCGCCAGCAGAAGCGCCAGAGCAACCAGTCCGTACCAAAGCGGCTGTGGCCGGCGCCACGTACTGCTGTACTCAGGCCGCACTGCACCGCAGCGGCGGCAATACTTCACAGCATCGGGGCCTCCACCCTCCAGAATGTCAGCAGCGACATGCTCTGGATTGTGCAGGCATCGCTGCAGCCATCGATCAACAATCCAATCGATAATTCTGTTCATAGTCACCATGGGGCGCCGCCGGTAATTCCCTGCAGGATGGCGCCCGTCGGTGGCTTGGAGCAAACCAGATTGAGCGCGGTCAACGTCAGGCCGACGCTGGAAATCTGGCCTTGCGGGATGGTCGAGTACCAGCCGGTCCAGGCGAAATTGCAATCCTCATGGACAACCAGCGTGATGTACTTGCTGTTGAAAATATAGCCGGTACCAACCGGACAGTTCAGGTCGAAGAAGATCGGGGTATCCCCCAACAACAATCCACGGAATCCGCTGTTGACTGGATCGTCCTTGCCCCAGCGCGAGGATGGATCGTTGTTGTAGCGTTCCAGCGACATGAAGTCGGTCATCAGTGTCGACCAGTCCTCGACCGACAGCACGGCAAAATCGGGAGCTTCGCCGCCGGCCGCCTTGGCGACCTGCAAAAACTTCTGAATGAAGGCTTGCCGGGTGAGAACGGCGCCTGCGGCCGTGATCACCGTGCCTTGCCAAGTGGGATAGACGTTGCGGTCAAGACCGCCGTAGATCGGCGACAGCGCAATGTTCCCGTAGGCGTCGTTCAGCCCGAACATCTGCTGAACGTTGGTCGTGCCGGGTGCGGGTCCGGTGAAGTTTGAGCCGAACAGCGCCGCAGCAAGCGACTCCAGCGCACTGTTCTTCATGTCGTTCATCTTGAGCATCAGGCGCGAGCACACCGCCACCGCGTCCTGCGTCACCAGTTGCTCTAGGCCAAACGATGTGACCGGCGTGGCGAGCGCGCACAGATTGAATTCTGCGTTCAGAGTGGCAGCCACATCCGGGGGCAGGTCAAATGCTCCGGCCGGGCCCATCCAGGTGGAGTGGACATAGCGGCCAGTCTGCACCGGCTGGGTATAGGGAGAAATACCGCCCGATGCCCGGATAGAGTTGCGCAACAGCAGGCTCAACAGCGGGTTCTGCTTGTAGAGCAAGACGACAACGCATTCGGCGAACACTCGGCGAATTGTCGCGGTTAGTTCTAATCCTATGGGTCCTGCCGGGACAATGCCGGTTCCTACCAATGCCATGTTTGTCTCCTGCCTACAGGTTCTTCATTCAGTATTGTTGTTTAATCCGCTGCGAGTCGCGAGCGATCGCGCCCATGATTTCTTTTCTTCCCCACCCTTCGGGATCCTTGGCGATATCATCCCACCCCGCCTTCTTGTGGTGCTCCCAGTGTGTGTTGAACTGGGCGTCCACCGGCTTGGGGTCACGGGCCGCCTTGTAGGTAGCCGCAGCATCGTAATCGCCGATGTTGCGCTCGACCATCATCTTTTCGAGGTCCTTCATGCCCTCGTCCGTAAAGCCGTACTGCTTCTGGGTCGCGGCGCGCTTCTTCTGCCAATTCTCGTTCTGCCGCTGCTTGCGGCGCGCAGCCTGCTCGTCATCGCGCGCCTTCCTCTCGGCGGCAAAGGTGCCACGCATCTCGTTCTTGAGGTCGTAATCCGGAATCGGGAGGGAGGGATATTTTTTCTTGATGAGCCGCTTCGCCTCGTCGGCGAGGGCAGGATCATTATAAATGGACTCGACGAAATCTGCGGTTTGTTTGCGCGATTGCAAATATTCGTACTCTTCGTCGCTGATTGATCTAGGCATCAGGATTCACCAGACTTGCCGGCGATGGATTTCTGCACAGCCACCCCACCTTCGGGCTTGGGAACGATCTTGGGGATTGCTCCCCACTCCGAAACTTCTGATTGATTGTCCACCTGCAGAATTGTTCTCGGCGGCTTCTGCGGCGGCGATGAGATAGGAGGCTCAAACGTTTTGTTCTGAATAGCCATTGGTCATGATCCTGGTTGGGGCATGGAAGGGTTGGGTGCTTGCTGGCCGGGTTGTCCCTGACCGTTGCTCGCGAGTTTTTGCAGCAGCGCGTTCTTGACGGTGCCCTGCAGCATGTCACTGAACATCGTCTTTTGAACTCCGGCCGTAGGGCTGCCCTGTGGCAGGTGCTTGGTCAACGATTGGATTGCCTTCAGCGTGTCCTTGTAGGGCGGCGATCCGGCCCCCAACCCAGCGAGTGCGGCTTCCAACATCTTGACCGCGCCGAACACCTTATTGAGCGAATCAGCGTTGGCTCCCGGCCCTGGTGCGGACTGCTGCTGTCCTTGTTGCTGCTGGGTCAGAGCGGCCAGCATCGGACCACCACCTGGAGGCGGGGAGGCGTTAGCACCCGGAGGGCCGCTCGCTGCTGGTCCGCCTGGACCGGGCGGGGGAGTTGGTTGACCGCCCATGTCACCTGATTCGGCGTCCATACCGATCGCCATGAACAGAATTCCTTACGGTTGAAGGCCGGCAGGATTATCTCTTTTTGCCCCCTTGTCCAGCCGGTTTGTGCTGGGACAGGTGGAGCACGTCCCGCGTCATTTCTTCCTGCTTGTCCTTTTTGGCCTGTTCTGCCTGGGCTTTCTGGCGGTCGCGCAGCCGAGCCAGCAGCAATTCAGAGCCCGGTGGATGCAGCATCCGGATCAGGTCCTCGGAGTCGATGGCGCCGGCACGAGCCAGCGCGATGGCCACTTGGCGGTTGTCCTCGGCGAAGGCGGGCGAGGCCGAATGCGAGTCGACCGTGACCTGGAAATCATCCGGCAACTGCTTCAACAGGAACTCGGTGCCCTGGTCGGTTGAGTAAATGCTGGGGTCCATGGCCTGCATCAGCCGCAATGACAGATAGCCGCTGTCGGCCAGTTGCCGCTCGATGCGGACGGCTTGATCGATTAGCCTGGGGCTCGATGTCCGCACCAGGGTCTGGGCGTGGATGCCGGCCCGCACCCCCGGTTCTCCCTGTCCTGACATCACCGGAGAGAACCCAGAGGCTTCATCGAACATTTGCCAGATGAACTCCAGTTCCTCCATGTAGCCTGGAGGCGGTGGCTCGATCATCTTCTGCGCTTTGGCATTCGGATTCGGATCGCTGATGAATCCTCCCTCGCTGATGATCTTGAAATACATCTCCTCGGTGATGCCCGTGAATCCACTCAGTATCTGTGGGGCGTTGGCGTTTCTGTCCCACATGACTTTCAGGTCGCGCAGGCGCTTGTTCAGCACCTCCTGGAGCATCTGCACGTCCGCAAGCAGCGAGCGGCCCCAGAAGTAGCCCGGCGTCACCGCTGCCTGGACCTTGGTGAACGGGTGATGGCCGGGGATTTTTGATAGGTTGCGGCGGGTGTGCTTCCCTTCGATCAGGATGTCCGGGTAGACCATTTGGATTGTCGTGTAGTCCCCGTCCCGGTCGGCGTCCTTTATCCACACCTCGCAGAACCTCACGGTCTGCCATATGCGTTTCTGTGGTCGCCATGGAGTTGGCGTCGGGAACACCGACACGATGCCGGCGGCGCTTGGTGTGTCGTTGATGTCTCCCAATGGCTGCATGCCGCCAACAACCATTTGGTGAAAATAGGTTGGCTCCTCGTCGGATCGTTCTTCCTTGTTCGCCTGCAGAACCTGGGCGATGACATCCTCGGGATTGGGGTAGTCTCCCTCGTCCAGCATGGCTCGCAGTTGCGACACGGTCGGATACGATACGTGGACGAAGGCTTCCTGCTCATCAAGCGAGACGGTGGTTTCGGACAGCACCCCGAAATGCTGGGTGTGTATGGGCGATACCTTGAAACCGTTCTTGTCCGGTGTGTGCTTGATGATCTGACAGCCGTTGATCAGGGCCCAGGTGACGGCTTCGGCGAACTTGATGTCCGAATCGGTCTGCCGGTAATCGGCGGTGAGTTTTTCGGCTGCGACCTGGGCGCGCTGTAGCACGTCCTCGGGTTCGGTCGAATCATAGATGATCGAAAATCTGATATCGGTCGGCTGCATCAGGAAGCCGGCCAGCTTGTCGATGAATGGCTTGCATTTGTTGAATATCGCCGCGCGGGAGTCGTGACAGCCTTGATAGTACAGTTGCGAGGCGCGCGTCAGGATCATGGCGCGTTCGTCCGACGACGTCAGCATCTCGTCGGTTATTTCCTGCGCCCACGGCCCAAGCGCATCTGAGTCTTTTGGCAACCGAAGCATCTACCAGACCTTAATCGAGGATTTCTTCGAGTTGGCGATATAGTCGGGCATGGTCTTGATGATGTCGAGGGGTGAGCCGTGTTGCATTCTGGTCTGCCGCCCCAGGGCGACCGCGCTTTCCAGCGCCTCCGGGTTGATGCCGCCCCAGCCGCTGGCACCCGCCTTCCGGGTATCGTCCTTATAACGCACTTTGGATTTGTCGCCTTGCCGCCTCGTCATCGATATATCCGCGACTCCATAATCCTTTTCGGCGATGTCCTCGGCCAGCGCCACCGCCCGCGCGCGGTGCGACCCGACGATGCCAGGGGCTTTGAATTCCTGTTGCATGGGATCGGCGGCGCACTGCGGACATTCCGGCGGCGGCGCGTCCCACTGTGAGGACTCCAGCGTCACCCGCATGGTGTGATTGCAGGACAAGCAACAAAATGTGCGGACGATCGGCATCAGAACCTCTGCACGCGAGCAGTCGACTTGGTGTTGATTTTCCGGATATGACTTGAGAACGCAAACGACAAGACCGTGCCGGGATTCTCCGGTGGCCGTTCGCCGTTTACCGAATCCCACGTGTAATCGCGTGCCACCAAGCCGGGACGCCGCCACTCAATCCAGGTGTGATGCGCAAGTACCAGGGCCGAGACCAGATCGTCGTTGGCTCCGGTGTCCTCGCCCGCGCCAAGCCATCCGGAATCGTCCTCCACAATAGCCTGCATCTGCTGAACAAGACGCACTGATCTGATTTCCAGGCGACGCAGCATGAGGCTGTCGCGAACCTCGGCGAAAATCTGTCGCTTGTTGTCGGCATTTGTTTTCCAGTTGATGATGTTGCCGGCGCCCGACATGCTGTCGGCGCGCTTGTACAGGAACCAGCGCACCTGTCCAATCATCGACAGGATTGGATCGGCGTTGGGCTCGGCCTGCAGAATGCCGCGCTCGGCAAGCTGGCGCAGATTGCGCACCTCGGGCAGCACGGCGGCCCCAATGCCGGTCACCTCAAGGTTGGCGAGATGATCGCGGTAGGCGCCCGCGAGGTGGGCGAGCACCCAAGCCAGCTGATACGTCAGCGGCTTGTTTGACTGAAACTCCGCGACTTGCACGAGGCGGTCGGCATAGCAACGGAAGACCTCGACGGCGTGATCGTTGGACTCTCCACCGCCGCCACCCGATGGATCAATGCCGAGTACATACTGCGCCTTCTCCTCGGGCGGCTCCCATACCCGCAGGTTGGCCTCCTCGGGGTCGGATACTTGCTCGATGCGGCTGGCCAGGAATTGCTCATCGAACGTGTATTTGTACGCCTTCATCGGAAGGCCGGGGTCGAGCGACTCGGCGATCTCCAAGGTGCGGGCTGCCGGGAAGAACCCAGTTCCAGACGCGATGAAACATTCGCGTTCGTGCCAGGGGAAATGTCGGCACATGTATTCTTCTGATCGAAATTCGGACTCGCGGCGCCACCAAGCAATCTGTTCCGGCTTTACGATGATGCGGTATTCCTGCTTGACGTACTTCGCGCGCGTGATCTCTTCCGGTGTGAGATGTCCGTCCCAATAGATTTTGTAATCGGGATCCTTCTTGGAAATGGCGTAGGTTGGGTTCGCCCAGAAACCAATGAAGATGAACTTCATGTGGCGGTCGACTTTGGCCTGCTGGCAAAAGTTGTAGTACCAGTTGAATCCGTTCGCGATTGACTCCCACACGTACAACCGATTTGGATTGATCCTCGCCAAGGACGCCTTCAGGCTTTCCACACCGGCAAGCGATCTCCATTGCGCACATTCCGTCATGTGAGCCATGTTCAATGCCCTGGAAGCACCCAGGTCAGGATTACTACCAGCAGCAAGTAGATCGATAACAGAACGATTAGCAAAGGCCATGCCGTTGCGGTTGTTCTGTACGAGCCGGTGGTCGGGTGATCGCCATTCCGGCGGGAGCGTTTCCAGCAGCGACGCAAAAATTCTGCGAAGCCGTTCAAGATTGTCAGTACGGTCCGCAATGATTGCTCCCTGCACGCCCGGGTTTGCTAGTGCCCAGAAAAGTTCGATGACGGATGCGGTAGTGGTTATCGCAACCTGCCGGCACTTCAGCACAACAAATTCATGCACACCCTCGGACAGCCCCTTGGAAACGGCATCGACCAGAATGCGCTGAGACATCCACGGGTCGATGTGGCACCGGCCGCCTTCCTTGGTGTCGATCTCGACGGCGGACAAAAGGTCGTAGATGCCGGCGCGGATGGTGGTCATTGCTCAACTGCGATCTTTCGGTCCGGGTGGGTCGTTTTGCTCTCGCGCGGTCGTATACTGGTGATCGAATCCGCCATATTGCTGCGCCAG